TCTCTGCAGAGTTTAAATGAATACTAATGAATACATCAGCATTTGCTTTATTAGCTATATCACATCTTTTTTTAAGAGTAAGATCTGGTGCTCCTTTACTACGAGTATAAACAACATCACATCCTGCACCTTTAAACATTTCACCAAGACTTAAAGCAATGTCTAATGCAGCTATAGATTCCCAATGTAATCCATTTACTGCACCAGGATCTCCTTTAGTATCTTTTGCTTGCGTATGTCCTGGATCAATGCACACTTTTAGTTTATTCATTAGCAAATCTCCATTAGTTAAAAAGTAAAAGAGTATTCACATTATACAATGTGGGAATCTCCATACTCCTCTTCTGCTTCAGTAAAGTACCGATTGAAAATTCCATAGTCAATCGTCTTAGACTTTTTAACGATATTCTTAGGATCATGGGGAGAAAAGTATTCTATCAATGGCAACTGGCTTACCGTATCAGCACAGTCATCATGCATAGACTTGAATCCTGCTACTGTAACGCTAGTAAGTTCATCTATGAATTCTAAGAGAGTGCTAGATTCCTTTAACTCTTCAGGAAATGCTATTCTTCTGGCTTTAAACAAAGGCAATGCAGCATTGAACCTTACTAGTTTGCTAGTAGTAGGTCTAAGACCTTCTTCTCCACTAGCCTTATCACTAGCCAAAGTAAAGAAAACATTCCTGATAGCCATTTCTCTCTTTAACCAAGACACAAAACCTTTCTGCTGACCACTAATTTCTACACCAGTTATCAAAGGCTTGTAGATTTTAACGAATCTAAAGATGTCATCTACATTTTTTGACATGTCCTGTCTCTTAACGATACCATCAACCCAATGAAATACACCCTTATAATCTAATGCCCACACTGAAATTACTGAGAAGTCAGCAGATTCCTTTTCTGAAGTAGCAAAGTCAGTAGTGATGTAGACGTTGCATTCATCTATGCTAGGCATAAACTTAGTTTTGTTGTACCAGACAATATCCTCATCCAATACTAATCTATCCTCATCACTAAGGATTCTAAGCATGAGTTCCTGATTGAAGGCATCTACCCTACCGTTAGCCTTGAGCATCCTGTACTCATTCTTAACGGTGTCATAAGAGAACCTGTCTTCCCATGCTCCCTTGAAGTCTTTCTTCTCACATGGGAACTTCTCAGCTATGGGATAGGCTCTAGTAGTCCATGCTATGGTTCCTGCAGCCTTGTATAGAGGATCAGACTTATTAAATGGAGTTCCTATCCACACAACCTTCCTTTTTGTAGGATGCATAGCCTGTCTAACAGCCTTGTAGATAACATTCTCAATGTCCTTGGTAATGGTCTTAGACTCAGCACTCTTATCAGACATCAAGTCATCCAGTACAGCTAGCTGAGGTCTTATTCCATATTTCTTGAAACCACGAACACCTGTGTTCGCACCAAAGAGCTTAACGCAGAACTGGTGTCCATCAGCATTCGTGAATTCCATTTCGGCATCAGTAAATCGTGCGATAGGTATAAACTTCTGCAAGAACTCAGAGTTCCTATATCTATGTTCGATATTAGCTCTAAGGTTCTTGCATCCATTTTCCATAGTATCTCCAACATACATTGCAACATTGACTTTACCAAATCCTTCTAATTCACCAAAGGTAGCAATGTACAGGAACATGTACTCAGCAGTTAAGGTAGTCTTAGCTGATCCTCGAAAGCTAACGATAAGTACGTTATTATTTTCATGTATAGTATCTAGAATCTCATAATGAAAGAGAGGAGACTTATTCTCCTCTCCCATATCACCATTTACTAGCTTTATAAAACTAATAAACTTCAGTGCAAATTTACTAGGTACATATCCTTGATCAAACCTAGCATATTCTACTGAGTTCACTATCTGTTCTAGATTTAAATTTTTGTCATCACCCATCTTCAACTTCCGTAGGTTCAGCTTTAACATCTATGATTCTCTGGTTAGTAATCTTAACCAAAGATTCTCCATTCTTCACTGACTGCTGCAATGCTGAAGCTAGCTGTTCAGTAACTTCTCTAAGTTCAGATATGGTATCCTGCTGATCTACGCCTATCTTAAGTTCTGCCTTCTGAACTTCAGGTGGCTTAGTATAGTTAAGAATAGCTTCGCAAGCCTTTACCTTGGACATTCCTCTAACTGAGGGATCTTTTATCATCTTTGCTAGCTCAGTCAAAGCTTCCTGATGCAGAGGTGCATTAAGCACCCATGTAGGTACCAGTGTCTGTTCATAGATCTGGTTAACTAGCTTTCCTTTATTGTAAGCTCCTACGAATGCATCTATAGCCTGTCCACTTTTCTTGAGTCTAGCATACCTCTCAGGAAATGTAGCTGCATAGGCATCCTTGTTCGTATACCCTAGCAATTTAAAAGAAACATATTTAACAGCAGAAATGTAATCCTCCATCTTGTACTTGCCTGTCTTCAAAACATCCAAGTAGCTAATGAAGTTCTCTTTAAACTGTTCTGCCATTGCAGGATCTGTAACTGCACCTTCTACTCTATCCAGAAATTCCTGAGTAATGATACTTCTATGATTCTTAGGAACAAGCTTCCTAACTGCTTCCAATTCCAGTCTTGACATTTCCTCTCCTTTGGATTTCTATTCCTTCGGCTAGCTAACGTGGCTAGCCAAGGCTCTCTAGGGTTTCTGCTCCTTTACCTAGAGAGCCTTTTCTTTTCATTCATCGATTCTAAGGTACTTCCTGTCATACGGATCAGCATGCCTCAAACTGTCAATTTCATCCTGCACTGCATTCGATCCTGTAAGCTTCTGAATCCATCTAAGCCTCTTCAAAATGGCATGCTGTATTCTATACACGTCTTCATACCTTAGATTATTAATAATACCTACATCTTCAAAGATGTCTACTAGGTTATCTACATAGTCTATAAGCAGTTCTGCTTCCTTCATTCTTCCTACCCTCCATAAGACACTTTCCTCTATCCCTCTCCCTTCCCTTCAGTCAATCTCTCCCGCATCTCCTCCTACCTTTCCCAGCCGCATGCCTCAAAATGCTTCGAGGATCGATTCTAAGACACGATCAGGGGTGTCCCCTTATGATTTATCATGGAAGCCCTGAAGTCGCTTAGAAGCCATCCTCGAAGCATCTGAGGGTATGCCTCTGCAACTCACTGAATTTGTTCTAGAAAAAATTCGTAGGAAGTTGCTGATATTTTTTATGGGTGCTGATTGCCCCGAACTCACACCTCAGCCGAAACTACCCCCCGTACTCAGCCTGCAAGTGACTCTAGGCCAGCACCTAGTCCCTGTCCCTGTGCAGCTCGCTACGCTCGCGTCACACCTCAGCTCTGTCTCTCTCCTTGCTGCGTGCTGTCTCTCCCTCTACCTCTGCCTCATCGCTACAGCACTGTAACTGTTTTATTCCCTCTTCAATACTATTGGGTTGTGGAATGCACATGCGTTCCTAAACTTCAAATAAAACCGCACAGGAGGTGCGCCATGACCGCTTATACCGATGCTACTCGTGCCGATACGCTCTACTACATGTTCGAGCGTGGAGAGATAAGCCTTGACGATATCGTTGCTGAAGCAGTCAGCGATGTCATCGAGAACTTCCTTCGCACGTTGTCGTTTGTTGACGGTTCTGACATTGTTCTGCCTTATCCTTGGACAGAAGCTGCTTAGCCGTCAACATTCCCTGCCTCAGATTATTGGGTTGTGGATTGCCATTCCTTGGTAATTCACAACCCATTCCCTGTAAACAAAGCACTGGAGGTGCATCATGTCGTTTTTCTCTCGTTTCGCCGTCTGTTTTAACGAACTCAGTGACGCGACCTTTAACACTCTGATTGTGGAATCGCACAAGCAGAGCAACAAGGTCAATAAGGAGTATGTCGAACTCCTTAAGGACCCTGAGTTTCGTACAACCTCCGAAGTTGCGAACATTCTCAGCATGTCTGCAGAAGATGCTCGCAAGGAAATGAAGGTTGGTGCCTACGCTCAGACTCAGCCTCAGCAGGCTTCCAACTAGCCGTCACAACCACGAAAAGAGCTTGACTGCGTAAATCATTGCGTAGTCAAGCTCTTAAAGGAGTTTTACAATGGCAGCTTCCAAGAATACCGCTCCTGCACTCTCTGCTGAAGATGCACGCTTCATTGGTGAACAGCTTGGTCTCGAACTCTGGTATGCACGTCGTGATGCGACGACCGTGCGTATCGGAAATCAGGCCAAGAGTAGTGCCAAGATGCGTTTCGACCGTGACCATTACGCAAGAATGCAGGTCATTGCATCTGCCTTCGCCTATCTCACGGGCATTCAGCCTATTGAACGCCAGCAGCAGGATGTTGCAAGCTTTATGAAGAGAATCGGTGCGAATCTCGACCTTCCTGAAGAGCCTGCACAACCTCACGATAATATCCCATGGGACATGAACAGTCAGTTCTAGTCCCAATCCCTCTTCAAGCCTGCATCTACATTCCTTCGGGAGTGTAGGTGCAGGCTTTTATTTTTTGTTGTTCAAGTGTGTCATGTTCAGCATTGTCTTTAGGTCCCTGTGAGCCTTACTTCGCTTCGCTCAGTAAGGTCACACCACTACCTTTTGTAATCAGTATTAGTCACGTTCAGCATCACCTTCCCAAAGGGGGTGCCTACTAGAACGACTAGAACGTATTTGAACGTACTGTATTTGCCTTGTTCCCTGCCTCATAGTCCTTCCTTGTGCCTGTTTTGTTTCCTGTAAACATAGAATTGGGTTATGGATTAGCGTTTTGCTTTTCCTTGTCTTTGCGTAAGTATTAACCATCTACAAAGACAATTCCCAAAAACCTTGGGAAAATAAACAAAAAGTGAATTTTCGAAATAAAAAGAAATTTTAAATTGAGAATTCTAAAATCCTTAAAGGAGAAGAAAATGGAAATCATCATAACTTTCTTCTGCGGCATCATAGCTCTTGTCCTTCTTCGCTGGTTCAGGCGTCCTATCAAGAGGACAGCGTATGTCGCTGACTACAATCTATCATCAATGTACGCAGATAGCATGGCAAGAGCTACAAAGAGGTCCAATAAAGTTTATGAAGACCTTATAAAGGAATACCCAAACTTCAAGACCTCGCATGAAATCTTTAACCTTTTAACAAAGAGAAACAGAGGATAAGAAAAAATGGAAACTTTAAAGTTAATAATCACTTTATGGACTATTGCTGTTAAGAATCTTGTAAAGTAAAAATAATAATATTAAAAGTTTATAGAAGGTATAAATATTACTTATACCTTCTAATAAACCTTTAATTATAAAATAAGGAGTATACGATGGAACTTCTTCTTATAGGTCTTGCTACAGCTTTTAACTTTGTTGTAATCATTCGTAAGTATCGTCTTCACAGATTTATAGATGGTACTCTCGATATGTGTTTAATGGCACTGATTTGTATCCTCTTTAGCGGTACATTCTCTGCTTTAACGGTAGGCATGATTGCATCAATGGCAATCTCAGTCTATCTGTACTTCAATCCTGTAACTTTAGCAGGAATCTTAGGTTCTGTACCTAAGACACAGAAGGCTTCAGGCAGTCAAAGTTTTGATGACTTTGACGATGATTTCTAAACATTAAAAATAAAGTAGAGGCTAGCAATAGCCTCTACTTTATTAAAATTAACTACTAGGAGATAGTATGAATATCGTAGTTTATGTTCCTGCATCTGAACTTATGGGCAAGCCTTGGGAAGAAGCTCTTAGTCGCATTCATCGCTATCGCAATGACATTCCGTGGTCATGCGACTATTTCGTTACTTCTGGAGATTTTTCTGACTTAGACAAGCCCTATACTGAATTTGGTATCATTAACGATATTCCTGTCTATACATATCGTAGAGGAGATGGCCTTTATCTTCATGTTTAAATTTTAAACGGCTAAGGAACCTTGTCATGTCTAACGCTCTAACTAAGAACCTCAGGAGGTTCACCATGACTGATTCCCGCG